AAGATATTAGAGCTTTCACTGCACAAGATGAAATGGAAGCAAAGGCTAAACTAGGAAACTACCAACATGGTGTAGGTAGACACAATATGCTTCAAAACCCTAGTGTAAAAAGCACACTTAATAGAACTCTATAATGGCTATTACTAAGAAAACAATAAAAAATTTAACTGGAGGAATATCTCAACAGCCTGATGCTAACAGACATGATAACCAGTGTACAAATCAAATAAATTTTCTTAGTGACCCTATCAAAGGGTTAACAAAGCGAGGTGGTACAAAGGCTATAAAGAGTTTCTCTCATTATGGTGTTACTGTTGATACTAATGTTACACCTTATCTAGACGTTTACACAGGTAGTGACGCGCACACCCAAGTTGCTGCTAAGGATTGCACTTCAGCAGTTATCCCTCACCCTTTAACAGTTGAAGGTGAGGACGAAGATAAGAAGGCTCTACTTACAATTAGTAATGATGGCAAGATGGTTTGCCATGACTTGGAAACAGGAGACAGGATAGGTATTTATTATACTGGTGCAGGCGATGGTGCTGAGATTCCACCTACTACAACCTACGCTGGACTGGGTGGTTATATGGCATTAAATGACCATAGTAACTATAAAGGCACTAAGTTTGCTATTCGAACTGTAGCTGATACAACATTTATTATAAATAAAGCAGCTGAGGTAAAGATAGCAACTAGTCCTGTAGAAGCAGCTGGACCAGCTAGAGGTTTAATTTTTGTTAAGGAGGGCGCTTATAATTCTGAGTATACATGTACTGTAGAAGACAGAGATGGTGATGTTCGTACAATACGAGTTAAAACATCTGATGGTACTGATAAATCTGTGGACAGTAAAACAAGTCTAGTTGCATTTATTATTGCTGAGTGTATTAAGATGTCTAATGGTTTTACAGGAAGCGACACAGTCACGAAGACAAGTGTCTTTGATGGCTCTACTTGGTCAAGCAGAGGTCTTACAGAGGATACTGCCATATCAGTTACAGTTAGTGGTTCAGGCTTCGAGTCAACAGAATTTCGAACAGGGGGTGGTGTAGTAAAGCAAGAAGGTTCAGTAATTGTTGTATATGGACAATACTCCCAATACGATGATAACTCTTTCTACAATCTACCAGTAACTATGGCTGATAGCTATGGAGATACTATGACAGAGGCTTGGAACTCAGAAGCAGAGACATTTGCAGGGCTCCCCCTTACATGTGTTCATGGTTATAAATTAAAAATTAAAGGTAATCCTGAAAGTAAGTTAGACGATTACTATGTGAACTTCGTAGGCAGCTCAGAAGATTCAGTAGAGGTACAAGGTGGCTCATGGCAAGAATGTGCAACTGACCAAAATTATGAGGAAGACACCACGACATCAGTTAAAAAAGCACTAGATGCACAAACCCTACCACATAAGATTATCCCTATGGAGATAGAAAATGAGTCAGCAGGTTATAGATATTTGCAATTTTCTCGCCCAACTTGGGATGACAGAGAGTGTGGTGATGAGAGAACTAACCCATTCCCTCAGTTTGTAGGAAAAGGAATAAATGATTTATTTTATTTTAAGAATCGTCTTGGTTTTTGCTCAGGAAGTACAATCACTTTAACAGAGCAAGATGGACCTTTTAATTTCTTCAGAACTACTGTAGCTCAACTACTACCATCAGATAGATTATCAATCGAAAGTAATGAGGAAGGTCACGTAAGATTAAACTATGCAGTACCTTTTGCAAACCAAATGGTGGTATTCTCTGATAATAATCAATTTATTATTAATTATGGACCTGAAGGTCTTACTCCAGGAGCTACGTCGTTAACATCTATTGGTACTTATGACAATTCCCCTGATGTTCGTCCTGTGGCTTTGGACAACTCTATTATCTTTGCACAAGAGAAGTCAGGTTATGCAGATATTTACGAGATGTATCCTACAGGACAAGGTGCGACTTCCTTTGAAGCACAGAGTATAGCAGAGCAAGTACCAACACTTATAAAAGGTAAGCCTGTAAGTATAGCTGTTTCATCTCTAGCGAGAACTGTAATGGTTCGCTCAGATGATGATTATAGTAAAATTTTTGTTTATAAATATTACACCAAAGGTAGGGATAGGGTTCAATCTGCTTGGATGACATACGAAATGAATACTACTGCAGTTAAGGCTCTGATGTATGTAGATGCTGTGTGTTACCTAGTTACGTCTAGAGAAGATAGCTCAGATTTCACCCCTTCTACTGACTACGATGCAGAATCAATACAACTAATGTCGATGAAGTTAGACAACACAGATGACACAGATTACTCACTCGATGAGTGGCACACTGATATTACTCCTGCTGGAACCTTTGGGGAGGATATTTTTGGTTACACTAAAATCACATTAGATAATAATCCAGATGATGTACACAACTACTACGCTCGTGGAACCAATACTCTTACTTGTTTGAACTTAGCAAATGACTCTCTACAAGTAGAAACTATAATCAATGCAGATGGTTTATACCTAGAAGGAAACTTCACAAACGTTGTAACCAATAATGTTCTTATTGGTTTACCAGTTAGCTGTGAGTATGAGTTCTCCAAGCAGTATCTGAAGTCACCAGACAATAACAATAAAATGATGTCTATAGTAGATGGTAGAACTACAGTTAAGTGGTGTGAAGTTTACATGAACAACTCTGAGTATATGGAGCTTGAGGTTTCATACCCAGGACCTGTTGATGGCGATGGTGACCCACAAAGAGATACTACAACCAAGACATTCTCAGGGAACATATTAGGTTCCATCTCTATTGGAGATGATGCTAGTGAGACAGGTAAGTTACGTTCTATTGTCGCAGCAAGAAACTATCTTCCAGTAATAAAATTAAAATCAAATACACATAAGAAGGCAACCATTACAGGTTGTTCTTTTGAGCTAATGCTGACATCCAGACTACGAGGAATTAGATAATGACATGTACCCTAAACTATAAACCTACTAAAGAGGAAGTTAAGTTTATCGCTACGAATCTACAGAAAGAAGAAGTAGATGAATTAGATATCTTTATGACCTCTCCTTCACACGCTATATTAGACAGTGTAGAAATGAGTCATGGAACAGCTACAGTCATAAGTCCTGATGGATTGCCTATAGCGATACTTGGTGTAGTTCCTATGGATGATGACTCTGGAATGTTATGGGTAATGAGTACAGAGAAAGTTAAAGCTCACTCGCTTGGTTTCTTTCGCTGCGTTAAAAAACTAGTGGAAGAACAATGTGCATTGTTTGGTAGAGTAGTATCTTACGTAGATATAGACTCCCCTGCACATCAAAAATTTACAGCAGCGCTTGGACTTACATTAACTAGTGAAGTGCTAACAAATGCAGACAATGATAGACAGTATCTCGTGTTTGAGATGATTACTACTAAAGGTCTGGATGAACTGTTCTATAAATCTGAGAACATAGACTACTATAGGAAACTACACAATATTAAATGAATAACCCCCTCAAAGCCCCACTAGACAATACGAAGCTCTTTATGGGTATCGCAACCCCTGTCATTGGCGTATTATTTTTCTTCTTCTCTTTACAATCTGATATTGCAGCAAATTCTGAGAAGATACAAGCAAATACAGCGAGTATTGAATCCCTTGAAAACAAGGTGGATAATATATCAGCCAATGTTAACGAATTAAAGACAGACGTAAAGGTGATGGTGGTGGAACTATCTCACTTAACAGACACTATTCACAGAATAGAAAAACACTACACTGAATAATGAACCAAATAAACTTTTTAGAATTTCTAGGTATTGGACCAATGCCTGGCACGAATGGAGCAGGGTTACCAGGCTCTACGCTAGCGCAGATGCCAGCAGCTGGAGGAAGCTCTTCTCCTTGGACAAGCTCTAACATAGCAGCAGGGGCAGGCGTAGCTATGGGGCTTATAGAGGGATATGCAGCAAATAAGATTTATAAAACTCAGCTAGAGATTAGAGGTATAGAAAAAGATATTGCTAATATGCAGTCAGAGGGTAGAAGAGATGAACAGTTGAGAACAATTTATAAAAAGAAAGAGATGGCTATGGAGGCTATCGCAGAAAAGAGTAAGTCAGATAACGAGAAAATGAAGCAAAATGAATCTATGGCTAGAGTAGCTATGGCTGCTAAAGGTTTCGCAGGTGGTGCATCAGCAGGGGAAGCTCGACAGGCTTTAATTAATGCTCGTATGAAGCAAGAACAACTCAACTTAAACGAGTGGTCAAATACAGAAGAGATGGCATTGATAGCTAGGTCAGGAGTAGAATCTCAGTACATTTACGAGAGAGCTTCAAACGCAATACGACCTATGATTGACTTTCAAGCTCCAAACGTAGGGCAAGCAGGATTAGACATGATGATAGCATACTCTAAATATAAGAATTTTTTAACTGACCAAGGAGATATAACATAATGGCATTTCGCTTCGCAGATAAATTCGAGCCTAACATGGCATGGACAGGGCTAAGTAAATCCCTAAGCCAAGCTATGGCACAGGTAGGTCAGATGAAACAGATGGAACAGAAGGAGTCTATGGCTCACGAAACCCATCAACGAGAAATGAATCAACTTCTAGGTCTTAAGGACCAAGGGTTAATGACAGGAGAAGAGTATAATACAATTTTAGATAAGGCTAATGCTGACGCACAAGAGTCAGGTGCTATTAGAGCTTACGAGAATTTCTCTATGTACGATGAATTAGATAAGTCACGAGCTAACATTAGGCTTAATGCTTTAGATTCTTACTTGAACACCCCTGAAAACATAGCTTTAATGACACATGTTACAGACGCTGTGTCCCCAGAAGCCATTACTCAGAAGTGGGTACAAGATAACGAAGGGAAAGCTATTGGTAAAGACTTAGCAGGAGATGATGTCTTCGCTACAGCATCTGGTAGACCCTCAGAGTTAATTGCATTTAGTTCTGGACTACAGTTAAAGCAACTAAAGCTTGCTGTTGACTTAGATAAGGTTCGTGTCGCAAACGCTTTAGAAGTAAACGAAGGACTTTATGGTATGGAAATAGCTAAGCATATGAAGGCTGGCTCTGATTCAGAGGCTCTGCAAGCTGTAACAGCTAAGTTCAAGGGTATGGGTGTTACAAATCTTAACGCTCTTACACTTACATCAGCAGCAGATATCATGGACAACTGGGTAACAACTCTGGACCCTGAAGAAGCTCTGGATAAAATAAATTTATTAGAGTATCAACTAACACAACAATCTGAAATGAGACCAGGAGCAGGTATCTTTGCAGCTGAAGGAACAGAGAATGGTTATAAACTAACTAATGCAGCAGACGCAGCTCGCACAGCAGTTAGAACTCGCAAGACAGCCCTAGCAACAGCGCGTAAGGCGCAAACTACAGAAGCAGAGCGTGTTTACTCAAACATACAGTGGGACTCTCTAAACACCCTTGCTAAGGCTAACAATGGGATTATAACTGACACTGATAAGGCTTCCTTTAAGCAAGCTTTACTTGAAGATTTAAATCAACCTATGTACGTTTTGTTCGATAAGTCTGCAATTATAAAAGAATTTGATAACTTTATGGATGCATTAGACGTAACTGAAACACATGAGGAGTATGTTGCAACTTATACAACCCTATTTACTCGTAATCAGTTAAACGAATCACAACTACAGTCTATGGTTACAGGTGTTCGTGTAGACTTTAACGAGCAAAAATTAAATTATAAAGAGTTTGATTCCCTTATGTCAGAGCTTGACCAAAAGATTAGAGCAGTTCGAACAGATAAAACTACATCTTTACAAGCTACTTTAGAGAAAGAAGGTAGCATGGGTTGGACATCCCTACCCTCAGATACACTAACTGAAACAGAAGACCTATTAAAAAGTAATAATTATTCTTATTGGGACTCAAGCTCTGAAACATTTAAGACTGCAGGTGGTAAAGACGACATGTACTTCAGGTCTTTCCAACGTGGTGCGACAGAGTACGCAGAGGACCTATTAGATGCAGGATTATATGGTGGTTCAGTACCTGCGCCAATATTTACTCCATTTACTGCTGAGGAGATACTCATACTACCTACTTTAGGTGTCCCTCCAGGAGATATCGAATATAACCAAGGATTACTAGCAAAAGAGTTCGTAGTTCAAAAAGCTCCAACTACAGTGAAAGAATCACGTAGATACTATCGCCAAGCAGTAAAACAAGCTAGGGCTTATGCTGCAGTACAAGCGTACAAACAACTACTATACTTTAATCAAAACCCAGAGTTTAAAGCAGGACTAGGTACAATAAAACCTTCCACACTAAATAAATAATTATGACTAATTTTCAAGACCCTATTATGTCGCCACGAAATGTTGCGATGCTACAGAAGAACTTCAAAAGAATGGGAATACCAGAGAGCGAATGGGGAACTTCACAAGCAAACTTCGAGTCATACGCTAACTGGTTAGCTGAAGTAGAATCTACTAATGACCCTAAAGCGTCAAGAGGAGATGACTTAAACGTAGCCCAAGGACTTTATCAGTACCAATTAGATACGACAAAGACAGACAGAAATAGATTATCTGGACCTACTTTAGGATATGACCAGGAGTTTATAGATAGTATAGGGGATGACCCTACGAAGTGGACACGTGAACAGTCAGACGCTATGATGATTGCAGGTCACTTTGTTGAGCCTGGAACAGATGCTAGAATTAGACCAGTTCTAATGTCTAAGGATAAAACATCAGATGAGTTTAGAAGTTCTATACAACATTCTTACTTGAAGAATCACATGAGAGATGAAGACCAGTACAAAGAAGACCTTACGCAGAAAAACTTAGACAGAGCTTGGGGAGTAATGACTGACCCTAATGACCCTAAATCATTTACAGGGGTAGACAAAACTACAGTACCAAATGAACAAATAGATGAAGGTGACGTTTCTCTAAAACAGAGCTTGATTGATGCTCATGGTATGTCAGAGGAAGAAGCAGAAGCTTGGATTCAAGCAAACCCAGAAGCAGTGCAACAGGAGGCAGTAGGTCCTTTAAGTCAAGCTATACTAGATACAAGTACTCCAGTTACAGAGGAGCCAGGTGAAGTTAATATCCTAGGAGATATCTCTGACCCTGAGACAATGGAGAAAGCATACGAAGTAATTAGGGACATGACTAAGTACAGTGCAGATAACGAAGTAGTGAATCAAGTGCTAAGTACCTTAGTAGACCCTGATACCCCTTTAACCCCAGAGAACTCATCAATGTGGGCTCCTTGGTTAACACCAACTGCTAAAGGTAGAATGATAGGTGCTATTGAAGCATCTCAGAATCCACCTGAAGAAACTTACGACACTTGGAGAATAGTTAAAACAGACCCTAACTTCCAAGACCATGTACTATCGAACAATCGTGTTCAAAATCTACAGGATTATATTACAAAGCTAACTCATGGTTCACCTGAAGCTAACTTCAATTTAGTCGCAGCTGAGTTGTATATAGACTTAGGAAAGCTTATAGGTCGTAACTCAGTAGAGGCATTAATATCTCAACCTGAGTTCCTAAAGTATGCAGGTAGTGTTCGAGGTCTGAAAGAGATTTCTGATGCTATGCAGATTCACCTAGAGTTTAATGGTCGTAACTTTGAAACAGAACCACTACTGCAAGGTGACTTAGATAAATTTAAATTCCCTGAGATGCGTGGTCAACGTCCATCTAACGAGATTGGATTCACTGATGAACAGTATGAAAACTTTAACCTTCTACAGAAGGGTGGTTATAACGTATATCAAGCTTTTTACTCAGCAGGTAAAGCGTTAATGCCTAACTTCTTAGAGCCAGAGAAGCAACTAGATAGAAGTATCGCTCCTATTGGAGACATGGTTGGAACTATGGCTGGCTTTATGATAGGCATGAAAGGTATAGATAAGTTCCTGAAATTTAAATTACCTGCCTTTGGTCAGTTAAATCAATGGGGGAGAAACTTCATTAATGGAGCTCTAATGGATATGTACTACTCAAGTGCAGAAGAAGGTAACATGTCTCGCATGATTAAGGAAGAGTTTCCTGACAGTGCAGCAGCTAATAACTTTTTAGTTGAGTGGTTAGCCACAGATATTAACTCATCTAAATGGGAAGCCATGACTAAAGAAGCCATCGAAGGTGGTATTATAGGTGAATCCTTAGGAATGATGTTCATGATAGCTAAGTGGGGTACAGGTGGTACTCGTCGTGGGATAAATAAAATTATAAAGAAGGCTGGAGATACTCAAGTATGGCAAGGCATGAAGCAGAGGGTAATCAACCTTGACATCATGGGTGAAATAGAGTCAGCTTGGGGTTCAAAGAACTGGAAGAACAAGATGATTCGTGGGGATGATGATTGGAAAGGTCCAAGAGGTCCAAGGATAGGGATGACCATACAAGCGATGCCTGACCCTGGCGATATAGACCCTAAGAAGATGTTTAAGCGTATTCAAGAGCTCGAAGCGAAGGATAAGCTTACGCATCGTGAACGACTTGAATTAGACTTCCTTAAGCCTGAGTATGAGAATCATCCAGACATAGTGTTCTTAAAGAGCCTAGAGGAAGATATGAAGCAGATAGAGATTTCTGATGCTGCTGACGAGTTCAATAAAGACGTTGATAGAATTGCAAAACGTGTAAGTTCAGAAGATTGGTCTAGAGAGGATATTGAAAAGTGGGTTAAATGGGATAATGAACGCCTAGCCCTAGAGGCTGATTTAGACGACGCTATTGATTTAGATGTCGAAGGTGAGATGGATAGCGCAGCAGCAGCACTAGCGAAGCACCATGATATACAACCAGCTAACCCTTATGACACAACTATTCCTACTGTACGAGACCTAAATACAGACCTTGGTACACATAGCGAGCTCAACAACAGGATAGAGGGTGAGGTTGAAAAGTATAAGGCTGAGATGGTAAGACACGATGTTGACATACAAATCTCCAGGTTAAAGCAACTAAGAGATGAGTATAATAAAGAGTGGACTGACAAGCAAATACGAGAGCATGTAGAGCAGTCACAACTTAAACTCATCTACGCTGTTCAGGTAGATGAACTCCTTAATGCAGAGGATGTAGATGTAAAGGCAATTAAGGATATAAAAGATAAATTTCTTGATGTCTCTCAGCGCGAGTTAGATAACCCTGTTTGGAAGGCAACAACAACACCTCCAGCACTCGAGCAAGCTTTTGAGCTCTTAGATGAGTTGGAGAGATTAGATATAGATGAGTTTATAGATATACATACAAATCCACTTAGAAGAGTTCAAGAGTTAACTCAAGCTGAAGAAGACTGGTATTACAATACACTATTTGGAGATTTGCGTGACAAGTTTGATGAAATGGACGTATCAAACGCAGAGATAGGTGTCTACCTACGCTATCTTGCAAGGAAGGCGAAGTTAGATGACCTCGCTATGAAATGGTATAAGGAGGGGCTGCCTAATTCTGATGAACGTGTGGGTAAACTTGCGCAGCTATTTGACGATTTAGAGGCAGAACATGGGGATAAATGGAAACCAGATGATAGCTACCTAACCCCTCAGCAGCTGGATGATATGTACAATGAGATTCCTGAAATTGAGGATTTGGACACTCTATTTAATAAGCCTGCTTACGTCAGTGAGGAGGAGTTAGTTGAGGAAGCTGCTAAAATCTCGAAGAGGTCATTCGATAACATTGAAAAACATGCTAAAGATAACCAAGCTATGGTTGAGCTTAAGGAGATGGATACTCCAGAATACTTAATGCACATTACGTGGGCACAGACAGCAAGACTGTTATGGAAGGCAGCGTCAGATGCTAATTACAAGGGTGAGAAGGAATTATCAAAAAAGCTTATGGAAAGATTATATGATTTTATTGATAGTGATATGTCACGCAACATAGACCAGAGTTGGAAGGACGCAGAGATAAATAGGCTTATGAACATGGAAGTTAATAGGCGTACAGACATGGAAGGCGCTCCAGACTTCATGGGTGATAAAGAAGGAGGCTTCTTAAACCTATTTAAAGGTAGGTCTTGGCGAGGTGCGAAAGGTAGACTTCCTAAGTTTGGTCGAGCAGCAGAAGAAGGAGAAGCCCCTAAAGATAACTTCATGGACCCTAATGATGAGTTCAGCGATGATGCTTTAGTACAAGCTTCTAATGAGGCTGAGGGGACAGGTGCTCCTACTATCCTAGAACCTGGAAGTGTTAAAGGTGGTGAACCTCCTGTAACTCCTTTCAAGCAAGGTCCTTGGGACGAATTGCCTGATGATGCAAAATATGAAAAATTTGTTAATGCGTTAGAACAATATGATGCAAACCCTTCAAGTATAGAAAACAAAGTACGACTAGAATACTACTACACTCAGTTATACAAGTCTAACCTAGAGCCTGGCTCTCGTGAAGCTCACTTACTGAATGTTAAGGATGTTGAAGGTGGTACTCAATTTAAAGATTGGGATAAGTCCCATAGAATGAACAGTCGTAAACAGGCTGATAAAATCCTAAAAGAGTTTGAACCTATCCTAGATGCTAGAACAGCACAACGTATTGAAACAGGTATCGAAGAAGGTGCTGAAGGTATGGTGTTGGATGTAGAAGAAGCATTGCTTGAAAGAGCTACAGCTCGCGTTGCTGATTCTAACCTTCCTAAGAATTGGGAGGAGCTTCGAGCTTACGCTAGAGCAGGAGGCAGAAACAAGCTTGTAGATAAGTTTGCTATGGCTTGGGAAATAGCATCTACAGTAATGGTGTCAGCTAAACTATCATCGTTTGGAGTATTGAAAGCAGCTGCTATTGGTGGACCTATGATAAGAGGGTTAGATAAACTAGCAGAAAGGTTTGGTACAGGTCCTGTTAAGCTGTGGAGACACATGAAAGGACTAGAAACTTATAACTATAAAAACAAGAAAACTCCTAATAAGCTAGGCGAGGCAACACATAATGCTTGGGTAGTCCTCACAGGTGGACGTGCGTATACAGGTGATGCCATGACAGACGCTGTGAATCTTTTACGAGGAATCCACTCTATGTCAGCTCCATCAACAGTTGACGCTGGGTTGTTAGAGAAGTCTGACACTGCTCTAGGTTCAGGCTTAGCTTCAGGCTTTGACGAGACTTTAGAAATGGACCCTGCAGGGTTATCACGCTTAGGTGTAATATTGAATGGTATCGAAAGTGATGGAGTTAGAGGTCCATTGAAGGTTATTGGTGCTGTGATTGAATTAGCTGGCAAGAAGGGTTTAACAGTTATAGATGAATTTATGAAAACCATGGTATATGAGAACGAACTTAATCGTCAGTTCCTAGTACAGATGGAAGGAATCATGCGTAGCTCATTTAATGAGGCAGGTCCAGCAGCTAAGAAGATTGCTGAACTATTTAACCAAGTAGAGGATTTCGATGAAGAGTCATGGGCAATAATTGCACAAGAGATGGCTCATGTGTTTGCAGTAGGTAAGCCTCAGAACTTTGACGAGATGCTTAATATCTTAATGAAGCTTGATGTTGAACTAGGTGGTAAAGAGAGTTTGATGATTGGAAGCGACATAAAGGACCAGGTTGCTAAACGTGGTGACGCTGCTCGTAAGGCATGGGCTTTACTAGCTTCGTTTACAGGAGATGTACACGATAAGGAAGTTATTTTTGATAGGTTCCAAACTGTTGCTGATGGAGCAATGGAATACACACGTCGTATCGCTTTAACACAAGACCCTATTGAAGGTGTTGGTGGTGTTATTGCTAAGCTACTTGATGTAGGTCATACTGCTCCAGGTCGTATTGCTAAGCCATTTATGCGTACAAGTGTAAACGCTGCTACTGTAGGTGTTGAACATGTACCACTTGTTAACTTTTTATTAAAGCAAGAGAGACAATTACTTCTCGACTTGAAGGCAGGAACAGGTTCATCTATTGACCAATCACGCATGGTAGGTCGTATGATGTTGGGAACAACTCTTATAGGAGGTGTTAATTATCTGTTTACTCCAGACCATGAGGTCACAAAGGACACAGGTATATATGTCAAACAAGAAATAATGCCATGGGGTCCACGATATTCACTATCAATCCCTATGACTGATGGTTTTGAAACTCAGAAGGCTGAGCATTTAACTAACTTCTACGTACAAAATAAAGGACAAGTAGATATAGAGATGCAACGTGCAGGCTTCGAAGGAAACCCTGTTGACTTCCTAGACTCACTACTACCTGAGATTAAAGAAGCAAAGGATGGAAGAATTTCACTAGACTTCGAAAGAGCTACTCCATTGGATATGATAATGAGAGCGTCAGCACTAGTAGGTGACTGGGCATCTGACTCAAAGTCTATGACACTAGAAGAGCAAGAGAAGCAGAACATGTGGTTAAGTAATATCATTGATGTATTTGAAGGCGTTGGCTACTTGGAGGTAGTTGACCCTCTATCAGGTGTCTTTGGTGATTACGATGGAGCTGCTGAAGCATGGTTTTGGAACTCCCTATCACAGTCTATAAACTTAGGCTATGGCTTGGGTCGTAGTCCTGGAGAGCCATTCCAGCCAGACTTTAAGGTAGGTAAAGAAGCATCAGACGCAGAGAAAGCTTTCTTTAATACTATCGCAGGAAACCTAACAGGATTAGGAGACCCTGATAGCTTGATGAAGCGAAGAAATGTCTTTGGGCACGTTGAACCTGCTAGTAGCAGAGCTTTTGGATTGATGAAATCTGAGGTAGAGATGGGTGTGATTGACCAAGAGTTTACTGCACTAGGTATGTATAAGAAACATCCTAAGCCTACAGGCGTTGTGGACTTTGATGGTATTAATCTAACAGGATTTAAACTCATTACAGAATCTGAAACTCATAAAGAGTTACTTCCTTCTCCAGGTGTGAACGCTTACGAGGATTGGCAGATACTTACAGGTTCTGCAGGAAGAATAGTAAGAAACCCTAGAGGTACAGATGTGGTATTAGACTCTTCTTGGAAATCAATGACTGGTTACTTAAAGACTAAGGAATATAAAGAACAAAAAGAAATATACCTTCGTCAGTTTGAAAAAGGTTTAGAAGATATTCCAGTGGAGCAAAGACTACGTGTTGAGGCTGAGTCTGAAGAAGCTAGAAAGAAGATTGATAAAAAAATAAATAAGATTCTACGTCAAGGTAGAGAGACAGCTTCTACTCGATTAAAAGAGATGGCTAATCTTTATTACAGCGAAGAAAAACAAATGTTCTTATCTGAGCTACTAAAGGTACATAAACAAGCATCAATGGAAGCTAACCCTAATAATCCAAATACACAACCTTTGGATGCAGGTAGCTTCAGTGATATGTTAGAAGGAGAATATTAATAATGGTATCTTACAACTCTAGAGTTTTTTATACTGATATTAACTGGAATAAGAGTACCTATGCTTTTAGTTTTCCTTATACTGATACAGATTATGTAAAAGTTTATATTGATGGCAATGCTTTGCCTCATGATTTTGGTGATGGTAATGTGACATATGTCGTCGCAGGTTTGGCACTCATTTCACTAAGCAATTATACAGAGGCTATTGATGGTATGGATTTAGAGATTCGTAGAGAGACATCACTAACTCCTGACGTTGATTTTGTAAATGGGACTACACTTACAGAAAGTGACTTAGATGGAGCTGTAGCACAGTCTCTACATCTCGCAGTGGAAGCTAAAGATAACACAATAGGTTCTCTTTCTTTGGACCCTGGTGGAGTATATCTTGATGCTGATAACGACCAAATTAAAAATTTAGCAGCAGGTACTGCCACAACAGATGCTGTAACTAAAGCACAACTTGATGCAGGAGGAACAGCTACAGTTGCTAATACAGCAGCTCTTACATTACTTAACAAGACAGATAAGACTGAAGGCTCTGCTCCTAAGTATGACTCAGATGGCAACATAACATTTACTTCAAATACTAAACTTGAGAATATTACAGCAGGTTCTAATGCTGCAAGTGCAATTAATAAAGCGTATGTCGATGCTCGAGTGTCTGGGATACCAGATGGTGGTATTGGTACAGATACGATAGCAGATAGCGCTGTTACTACAGCTAAGATTGCAAATGATAATATCACTACAGCTAAGATTGCAGATGATAATGTCACTGAAGATAAGATAGCAGATGGCGCTGTTACTTTTAGCAAACTCGCAGGTAATTCAGTTACAGCAGCTGCAATCTCAAACAACGCAGTAGGTTCAAGTGAGCTTAGCGCTGATTGTGTGACAGAAGCTAAGATAGCATTTGCTGCAGTTGGTACAGGTCAGATAGCAGAAAATGCAGTTACTATTTATTCTATGGCAAATAACTCTGTTGGTACATCTGAGATTGTAGGAAGTGCAGTGGAGACAGGTAAGATAGCAGACCTGAATGTAACCAGAGCAAAGATAGCAGATGGTGCTATTAATACAGACAAGGTAGCACCTGATGCTATAGATGGTACTAAGATTGCTGATGATAGTATTGATAGTGAGCACATAGCAGCAGATAGTATTGATACAGAACATATAAGTGATGGCGCTGTAGATACAGATGCTATCGCGTTATACTCAGTTAATGCACAAAGGCTTTCAACTGGCTCTATTGCAACAAGTAAGTACCAGGATAATTCAATCACTAACGATAAACTGCAAAATGGGTGTGTTGAACATTTAACCCTCGACCTCGATAGTGTTGGCAGTTCAAATATAATAGATGGTTCTATTGATGCTGTTCATCTTTCTTCTGATTCAATTCAAACAGCAAAGATAGTAGACCAAGCTGTTACAAATGCTAAACTTGCTATTGGAGTTATTGCTAATGATAAGTTTGCTTCTATGCCTGCTTCAACTATCAAGGGTAATAACGCTGGAACAGGTGGACCTCCTCTAGATTTGACAGTAGCCCAGACTAATACCTTATTAGGTGTAGATTTGAAGTTAATGCCTAAAGCATTTGGCTCTTTTACTACAGTAGCAAGTCCTGTTGTATCAGGCGAATCATTTAATATCTCAGGAGTAACTCAGGTATCTACTGGAAGATACACAGTTAACTTCACTGATAATATGTCAGATGTAGGTTATACAGTAACTGTAAGTTACATGGACTCATCTGAAACTATTTTTTTATGTATGCTATCATCTAAAGCAGTAGGTTCTTTTAACATTTCTCTAAAGGATGCTTCAGGTACCTTATCAGACGCTAGTGAAACAGTAGACATAGTAGTACACGAATACGTATAATGAGACACACACATCCCTCAATTCAACAAGCTCAGCTTAGACGAACAGATATCAGTACTGACGTAGATGCAAACGTAGTAGCAGTTGCAGCTTTACCTGTAGGGCTATCAGGTTTTGAAGCTCGTATAGCAGCTCTTGAGGCTAAGATGCAGTTCATCCCTAAAGCGTTTGGTAGATTTACAACAGCTGACCCTGCTGTGTTACTAGGCACAAGCTACAACGTGGCTTCTGTATCTCGTGGTGCAACAGGTCAGTATTCAATAGTTATCGACACAGACCTCTCAACTGCCAATTATACAGTTCTTTTGAGTTATGAGGATGCTACTGCTACTATCCAAACTATAAGTGCCAACACTCTAGCTACTACAGGATTTAATGTTGGCTTAAGAGATTCATCTAACGCTTTCTCAGACGCTTCTGAGTCAGTAACATTCGCAGTATTCGAGAACAACACATAATACCATGAAACCTAAAATTAGAATTTTTTTAATAAGCCTAGTACTATCAGGATGCTCTGCGATGAGTCTCTGGGAAGCAGGTGCACTTGGAGCTGGAGCAGGAGTTGTCACAACGATGGTTCTAGATGACGACGCTGATATCATTGTAGATGGAGCAGCAGTTCAAACAGCAGAGAGCAACGCATTTAGCTTGCTTGAAGTTATCATAGAGAACGCATGGAGTATTACGTTAATTATGTTATTACTTTGGATGCTTCCTTCACCTGCACGTATTATTAATAAAATAAAAACTTGGAGAATAAAATGAATAAAACAGATTCAGATGACATATACAACTTAATGCTAAAGCAACTAAAGAAAGCATTGGGAACAGAAGAGCCTAACTTAGGGGCTATTAGACTAGGACTAGAGTTTATTAAAATGTTCAGCCTAGAAGAAGAAATGAAGGGGTCAGATGTGGAAACTTTCATATCAAGCCTTCCCTTCAAAGAAGATGAGTAACCCTATACCTGAGCTAAAGAACCTTAAGAACTTTGTAGCTTTATGTCATAAGTATTTACGCATTGCTGACCCTACTGAGATTCAGTTTGATATATGTGATGAGCTCGCTAGTGATGAGGGATTAGTATCTCTACAAGCATTTAGAGGAATTGGTAAGTCTCATCTTGCTGCTATTTATTGTTTGTGGTTAGGCTATTGGGATAACGAAAGTAAAATTTTAATTGTATCTGCTACATCTAAGCGAGCTGCTGAGTTCGTTAAGTTCTGTCGTGACACTATTAACCTGTGTCCCTTCCTAGCACATATGAAGCCTGGTAAGAGTCAACGTGACCTTTCATACAGCTTTGACTTCCAAGGGTGTCTCCCTAGTCAAACTCCTTCTATTGAAGCAAAAGGTATCACATCTCAAATAACAGGTTCTCGTGCGAATGTGATTATAGCAGACGACTTAGAGGTAAGTGTGAACTCCCTATCAGCAGAAGCTAGAGAGAAATTAGAGAACCTATCCAAAGAATTTGTATCCATCCTTATGCCAGAGGGCAGAACCATTTATCTTGGTACCCCTCACAGCTCTTCTAGCATCTATAACAGGCTTCCTGAGAAAGGATATAAAGTGTGTAAGTTTCCTGCTTATGACGAAGCAGGCAAGCCTACAGAGCCTCTGAGATTCCCTAAGAAGAACCTTGAGGTTAGAAGGAAACTAATGGGGGACAGTGAGTTCCAATTGCAGTATATGTTGGACACTAGTCAGGCAGATAAGGACAAGTACCCACTAAAATTAAAAGATTTAGTTGTGTCAGATAAGTTCAGCCATAAGTCCTGCATGGAGGAGTACAGGATATCAGAGAAGACAGCTTCCTTCAGAGTAGGAGAAGCCAAAGGGTATGACTGCGTGTATGAATCCTCTGCTAAGGGATATGAGGTAGAGTATACCAAACGCATATTAGCCTTGGACCCAGCTGGAAGTGGAGCAGATGAGTTCGCATGGTGTGTTCTAGCTACACGTAATGGTTACTACTATGTTATCGAGCATGGTGGGTGGAACACAGGCTTGAATCAGGACGTACTGAGGGATATACAAAGACTTACACGTCAATATCAAGTACATCAAGTGGTAGTAGAGACTAACTTTGGTGACGATTTGATTCTAAATATGCTCTCACCTAACTTGACATGTGAAGTTGTACCTGTTAAACACACAACCAACAAGGAAAAAAGAATTATTTCTACGCTAGAACCTGTGTTAAATCAGCACAAACTCGTAGTAAATAAGCATTTCGTGCAAGATGAGGTACTAATGACACAGTTCTGTAACCTTGCACCTGTCAAAGGAGCACTGAAGCATGATGACAGAATAGATTGCCTAGCTATGGGTATCAAACATCTGAGAGAAGAAGGTACTGTAAACCTACAAGCTATGAGACAGAAGGAATCTCAGGACAGATTAGAAGCTGAGCTAGAGTCTATAATGGGTCAACAACAGTCTCAGAGTTGGGTATAATAAAAAAGATGCTAGCTTTTTGTATGAAGCTAGCGAAACATCCTAATTCATTTACTTTAACTCGCTATTAGGTAAGCGATAATATGAAAGACACACTACTGTCCAGACTCTTCTTCCACTAAGCGTCTGAGTTCTGCTACTTGTAGTTGCAGTTTATGTGTTGACTCAGCTAGCTTCTCACACTCAATAATAGTAGGATGCTCTGAGACAGATTCTAAGGGGGTATAGAGAGACGTTCGTGAGGGACAGGTGTGAACAGTCCACATTGCTGTAGCGAAGACTGAGTAGCCTAGGAAGCACCCTAGAATGCAAATGTTAAGAAGCTCAATCGTAACATGTATATTAAAATATTTATTTAGCCATTCATACATTATGCATCACCTCCCATAAGGATGTCAAAGATGTCTTCTAGGTCAGGTTCAATAGGTGCTTGGTTGTTAGCCAAGACAGGACAGAGTGGTAATGAGATTTCTTTCATGGTTCATATTATATAGAGGTCCAAGATAGATTGCTACCCCTTTTTTGTAGTATTTTTTTTATTCTTTCAAGTTGTATAACTTCAAGTAGAAGCTATATGACCCACGTAGTAGGCGAGTTTAAAGTGAGAAATGGTAGCAAATGCAGCAAAACAAAGGGTTTACACCTACTACCATAACTCAGAGTTCCACTTCAATCTTATTTTAATTTTTTCTGTCCCTCCTGTTTGAGGTTTATTTGAGATTGACATGTAACTAAAAGGTGTATATTCT